ATATGGAAAACTACGACCTGATTGAAAATATTTTAGAGATAATTAAAAAAAGTTAATTTTTTTATTGAAAACCTATTAAATATTTAATAATTTATAAAGAACGACAACAAAGGAGAATATCGTGAATCAAAAACCATTATTTACAGGCGAAGAATACGAAAAAAGAGCAATTCGCTCTTTTGTAGATGGTCGCAAGGACGCATACTACACAACTTTAGAACTTATCTACAAGTTTAGAAATTCAACAAATATCGCTCTTGATTTAGAGCAAGAAATCAAAAAAACACTAAGGGAGATGTAAAATGGATCATCAAAGATTTTTAGAAAAACCATACGAGAGCGATGGCTACGAAGATTACCTATACGAGCAGCTGGAGAAGTGGTGTCAAGACTACGCTCTCATTGATGGCGATTCTTACGAGGACAAAAACGCCATTTTCTGTGACGATGAGAGAGTCTTTAAAATAACCGATTATTACCTAGATGACGATAAGGATTTAGTAGTTAATACGGAAGAAGTAGATGAAGATGTGCTTATTAAACTTGTAATCAAGGCTTATTGGTAGAAGAATGAAACTAATAAACATACCTAGGGAATTTCCTTCTCAAAATGTTTATAAATCAATCGTGAAGGCATATTTTGTAAAAACTATGCAGCACGAATATAAGCAATTTGAGACATTAAAAGAAGCTAGATCTTATGCAAAAACAAAGGGCGATTTTATTTTCAAGGTAGAGCGAACACAAATAACAATAGACGAGTTTGAGTTTGTGCAAAGAATGAAAGGTTTTTGAATGAAATATTATGTAATCAAACAAAAGCGAGAAGTATTTGGCAATGTAGTGTGGCACACACTAGCTGAGTACGCTAGTAAAAGACTTGCAGTTGCTTCTTTCAAAAGAATAAACCCTAAGGAACATTACAAATTGATTAAAGTGAAAGAGACTGAGGTAGAAGAATGAGCGAATACAAAGAACTAAATATTAACGACTTGCAAGAGATTGAGGTTAGGAATGACAAAGACCTGCCTTGGGAGCGAAGGAGGTTAATTAAAATTACGGATGATGGCAGGGCGTTGTGCTTTGCGCTTAAATTTCTTGATAGTTACTTTTGGAAATACCACCGAGAAATAAAAGAATCAAAAAAAAGAGAAATGACACCATTTGAGGCGAAGGTGTGGTGCGATGAAAATGAAGCTCAGATGGTTAATTATGCGGATGAAGAAAGAGTCCTAATAAACTATGCTATTCGTAGCGATGGGGGTATTTTCCGATATATCCCTAACTCAAAAATCAAAGCCTTAAAAGGTAAAATCACTTGGGATGATTGTGAAGAGTTCCCAATGATGGAGGACGAAGAATGAAATATTTAATGATACTTTCAACAATTCTACTATTTGCTTGTGAAAATACAGAACTTTCAGATTATCGCTGTAATCAATCACAATTAAAACAATTAAAGCAGGAATTTGATGCTTGTATAAGTACGGAGTTTTATAAATCATTTTGCTATGAACAACTAAGAAAAGCGTATTGCGAAAAGATTGAAGAGGGCGAAGAATGAACCACGATAAACACTATTCAAGCAAGGCGATTGAACCTATTGAGGTGATAGAAGAAACCATTAAACGATTAGATGGTAAACTAGACCCAATTAACGCCTATAATGTAGCTCAGAGCTTAAAGTATATCCTAAGAGCAGGGCTAAAAGAGGGTGAATCCGTAGAGAAGGATTTAGACAAGGCTCTAAACTATCTCACAAGGGGTGTTACAGGCAAATGGCGAGGTGAAGAATGAAAGATGGAGATAAGTATTTATTAACCTATCGTGAGGATATTAACTGTTTAGTTGATGAGTCAGGTGAAAAAGTTGTTTTTATGGGCGTAAAAGATATGAATAAAACAATGAGAGCCATATACAAGCACTTAGGTTTTAAGTTCACAGAACAAGAATAAATTTATATTTAAACAAAAGAAGGTTTTAATATGAATAATCTAAGCCCCAAGCAAGAGAAATTCTGCCAAGAGTACATTAACACAGGCAACGCAACTCAGTCTTATATCAATGCAGGATATAGCAAGACAGGAGCAGATGCAGGAGCTTCTCGCCTGTTAGGTAATGTTAGTATAAAGGATAGACTAGAAGAACTCAAAGCAGAAGCTCAAAAGGAGTTCAAAGTTGATAGGAAATTTCTTTATGATGGCTATATGGAACTAATAGAGAAACACAAGGATTTAACGCCAGCAGTCGCTAAAGGTTCTTATGATTCTATTGCAAAGATGTTTGGGTTAAACGAAGCCGAAAAGGTAGAGTTGTCAGGTAAGATAGAAGGGTTTAAAATCGTACTAGATGAAGGAGATTAAGCTATTCAAGAAGCAGATTGAAGCCTATAAGCTATTAACAGACAATAGTACTAATGAGGTATTATACGGCGGGGGAAGTAGAGGAGGCAAATCTTGGCTTGGTAATTTATGGATAATGCTTGAAACCTTCAATAAGCCTAAATCTTCTTATATGATAGCAAGGGCAAACTTCACAGACCTACGAGACACCACACTAGCAACTTTTCACAAGGTCATAAATCACTATGGAGTAGCAGAGCATTTTACCTTCAACGCCCAAACAAACTACGCTTATAATATCGCAACAGGCTCAAAGATTAAGTTTAGAGAGATGGGCTGGTATCCTTCAGACCCCGAATACAACAGAATCGGCTCTTATGAGCTTACAGGCGTTTTTCTTGATGAAGCACAAGAGATAAAGAAGAAAGCGGTAGATGTCCTTAGAGGGCGTTTTTCAGAGCTTAAAGGCGATGGTTGGGAGTCAATTCCTAAGATGTTCTATTCTTGTAACCCCGCAAAAAATTGGATAATGCAAGATTTTGTCAAACCTTTTGACGAGGGGCGACTAGAAAGCGATAAGGCTTTTGTCAGGTCACTTGTAACAGATAACCCGCATATCTCAGAAGCCTACATTGAGAACTTGCGAAAAGCCGACAAGGTGACTAGAGAACGCCTTTTATTTGGCAACTTCTACTATGACGATGACCCCGCAAAACTAATTGAGTATGACAAGATTTTAGACCTTTACGAGAATACTCAAGTGCCAAGCGGAAGCAAATATATAACCGCAGATATAGCCACGAAGGGAAGCGATAGGTTCGTTTTATGCGTTTGGGACGGCTTAAGGCTTATTAAAATCTACTCAGAGGCGAAAAGTACAGGCTTGGGTATTATTGAGAAGATTAAAGAGTTCAAAAATAAATATGGCGTTCCCAATTCCAATATATGCTATGACGCTGATGGTGTAGGCGGTGGCTTGAGTGGATTCTTAGCCAATACGATAGAATTTAAGAACGGATCGAAAGCAAAAGCGGGCGAGAACTTCAATCACTTAAAAAGCCAATGTTATTTTAAATTAGCTGATTATGTAAACGAGGGCAAGATATGGGTAGTAGACGATACATACCAAGACAAGCTCAACGAAGAGCTAGAGTATATCAAGCGGGATAATGTAGACAAAGATGGAAAGCTCTCCATATTACCTAAAGACAAGGTGAAAGAGTTACTAGGAAGATCACCTGACTACTCAGATGCGTTGATGATGCGTATGTATTGGGAAGTTAGCGGTAAGATTCAAACTTTTAACCCTAGATTTTTTTAAATTTATTATAAACAAGGGCTATAAGGATTTTATAAGATGGCAGAAGAAACAACAAACGACAGGTATAATATTTACCCTTGGAGAGATGGTGACTGGACTAATGTCACCCTAGAAGCAAATAAATATCGCTTTTTAGAGGATTCGCTTCTAGGTACAGGTGGCTATCGTAATGGATGGTATTTGGTTCCACACAAGCGAGAAGATCAGAATGATTTAAACATTCGCAAATCTAAAGCGTACTTTTCAAACCAATATAGACCTATTTGGCAGGCTCACCATAAACCTATTTTCAAGAATGAAGCTACTAGGACGATAGTTGAGAACCCTCCACAAGCCTATACAGACCTGTATAATGTTTTTTTATACAATGCAGATGGCAAAGCTAACTCACTTCAAAGTTTTATGGAACAGGGCGCAGGAACTACTAAAAACAAGGGTGTATCTTTCTTGGTGATGAATAATGACACCGAGATAAACGCAACAATTGAAGATGTGATTAACTCAAGAAGTGGTGTGCCTTATGTGTTTGAAATCTCACCTGATATGGTTTACTCTTATGAGCAGGATTCTTTTGGGAACCTAACTAGCTTGAAGTGGTGGCAGCAAAAAGACACCTTAACCTTTGACCAATTTGGAAACCCTAACAGCTTATTGTTGTCAGAGCCTATTGGCAGCGGGTCATTTGAAAAAATCATAGTTGGAGTAGATGCCAACGAGTGGGCGGTTTATGACTCAAGCGGTGCGAACAAGATTCAATCTTTCCCAAATGTTATTGATGAAATCCCAGTTGTCAGATTAGTAGCAGAACCAAGCGATGAAGTAATCCCTGAAAGCTCTCTATATTCAGTCGCAAGGATTCAACACAGGATTTACAACTTAGCTTCAATTATTACGGATATATCGGACAATCAAGCATTCTCAATCTTGACTATGCCAATGACTGCTAATAGTGGTGTAGATTATGGCACTACTAAAGGTTTGGGCTATCCAAGTGATTCAAGTAGAAGTCCTGAGTTCATATCACCTGACGCACAACAGCTTAAGACCTTGACAGAGCTATACCACTCCTTAATCAATGAGATGTATCAAGCGGGCGTAGTGAGTCACCTTCAAAGATTCCAACAGAGTGCAGAATCCAAGGAGATTGACAGAGAGCGACTTAATGACCTCTTAGGCACTTTTAAAAGGCAAATAGAACAAGCAGAAAAGCAATTGATGCGTTTATTCGGGTTATTTGTTGGCTTTGATTATGAGTATAGTGTAACCTATTCAGATGATTTCGGGGTATCTACTTTAAACGAAAAAGCCGATATGTTCTTAAAGCTAATGTCAAGCGGTATCTCAACAACTTTTGCAACCGAGTTAGAAAAGCAACTTGCTTCTAAATCACTTGATTTTGAAGATGAGGAAATGAGGCTAGAACTCTTAGAGAAGATTGAAACCGAGAGAGATTCAATTCGTAATCAACAAGCTATTGAGAATCAATTTTAATGGCTAACCAAAGGCAGATAAACGAGAAGATAGAAGAGCTCATAAAAGGCTTTGACATTTCTTATGGTAGAGCGGTCGCTCCCTTTACAAAATGGCTACTAGAACAACTAAAAGACCCACAAGGGCGAACAACTCGCCAAATAGTTAATGAAGGTTGGGAAAAGTTTGAAGTTTCAAGTGCCATTGAGGGTGTGATCGTCTCTACAACTGCTACAAGTGCGACTATTCAAATACTAGCGCAAGACCCTGAAGCTATTGTTAATCAAAAGAAGCTAATCACCAAGCTAAAGACAGAGCCTTGGGCGGGTGATGGCGTTAATCTTAATTCAAGAATGGCTAAAGGCAACACTAAAACAAAGCAATTTATCACAAGAAGCGTTAAAGAAAATTTTAAGTGGGTTCGTGATTATGAGGACAATTTCAAAGAGCTTCAAAGGTTAGTTTTAACAAATGGCAAGGTAGATGAGTCTATTCTGCGTAAACAAGTCCGAGAAATGACGAGAGAGATTCGCACGAGTGGATTTAGTAGAGATTTTGAGAAAGAACTAGCTAGGCTTGAGAATGATATTAAAACACTTTCGGAGATGAATTACACCACAAGCGACACGAAAAAGGCATATAAAAGGTTTATGCGAGGTGTTAAGGGTAAAGAGCTAGAAGCCTTTGAGAAAGCGGTAGAAGAAGCAGTCAAAAAGAAGTCTAAATACATTGCACGGCGAATCGCACGAACAGAACAAGCTAGGGCGAGTACAGAAGCCTATATCCTTATGACTCAAAACGACGATGACCTGCAATACTACAAATGGAACCTGGACGCATCCCACAAGATACTAGATATTTGCGACGTAAATGCAGGGGCAGACTTTGGGCTAGGGCGAGGTGTTTACCCTAAAGACAAATTACCAAGTTTACCAGCTCACCCTCATTGTATTTGCTTTCTTACCGAATACTATCCAAGAGAAGAGATTAATCCAAGTGATTTTGACTACTCTAAGGGTGGCAATGAGTATTTAAGCAAACTTTCAAGGCGAAAGCAGAACGAAATCCTTACAAGCAAGGCTAGGGGCGATCAATTCAGAAAAGGCGAAAATTGGAACAACGCCATAAGAACTATTGAGGGCAATTCTCAAGTAAAAGACCCTAAAGTAAGGTTCAAAGAAGCCATCACTTCAAAATATTTGTAATTATTTTCACTTTATTTTAAAAAATGGTTGTAAATTTATAAATTAATTGATAATTTATATAAAGCGACAACATTAAAATGGAGTTACGAATGACAAAAAAAGACACAGAGCTTTTAATGGATTGGCTCATTGACCTAGTACAAGACCAGTTAGAAGAGGACAAAATAGACCTATCACAAAGACCAAATGATGAGATTTGTCTAGGTTCTTTTCACAGGTCTAAGGAGATTATTTCTTTATTAAAAGAGGTTAAGATAGAGCTACAAGAGGGCTTATTGATTGAGGATATTAAGAAGGTAAACAAAATAAAAAGGGCTTTAAATGAAGCACGATAAACATTATGCAAGCAAAGAAATAGAGCCGATTCAAGTAATAGAAGAGACTATTGAAAGACTTACGGGTAAACTAGACCCTAAATCAGTTTTTAATATAGGACAATCCCTTAAGTATCTACTGAGGGCAGGACTTAAAGAGGGCGAGTCGGTTGATAAGGATTTAGACAAAGCTTTTAATTACCTACACAGAGCTATCAAAGGCGGGTGGGTAGATAGTGAACCTATTAACACCTTTGAAAGCCTTATGGATAAATACGGACTAAATAAAGCGGAAAATGGCTATTATACCTCAGTCTGTGGTCTATCTGTTTACTCAGCTGCTACACTAAAGAAAACAACTCCCAATATGTATAGAGTTTATTATACTGGCGAGGGTTTAGCTTCTATCCATTACTCACTTGATGAATTAGACAAAGCACTAGACGAATACTTTAACTAATATTTATATTTAACTTGCTCCCATTGGGCTGCCCTTACCTTTTTAGGTGGGGCTTTCTTTTTTTATATATCTTTGAAAAATAGTTATATTTATTA